GTCTCCCAGCCTTTTTTGGCGCCTGGGGGCGCTTCATCAAGCTCGGGCAACGGTTGGGACACCGACGCCATCTTCTCGGCCAACACTTCACCGTCACCCCAAGCAATGAAGCCGTGGACAAAGCTGAAAGGATTGATGGCCCATGTGGAGTCGTCTTCCACTTCGGTTTGATCAGCACCAAAAACCCAATGGCCGGTCTTGTCCATTTTGAGGATGACTGTACCGGCTGGGCCCACGTCTGCTTGGATCGCGCGCAAAGCGGTTGAGAGGGTGGAAACTGCGGGCAAGCCCGCTTGAGAGAACGCTACTAAATTTGACATGATAGTCCTTATTGAAGTTTAGAAAGGGCAGCAGTGAGTTGCTTCCCGATTTGAATCACCGCCGGCCTGGGATCACTCTCAGACGCGATGGTGGTACCCGAAGAGACGGCGACGACCAGATCATCGGGCAAGGCTTGCTTGCGCTTTTTGAGCGCCTTCTCAGCCTTGGCCGGTGAAATGATAGAAGTCTCCATCACCTCAGATTCTGTGAGACCGAACGCAAACAGGGCGACTTTGGCCTTGTCTTCGTCAGTCCACTGTCTGATGGCACGCTTGGCCACCAACTTGTAATCAGGCAGTTTAGCACCGCTGTCCAGCATCTGAAGGGCCAGCGCGCGCAGGTCAGTGATCCACTGCTCCAGCATATCGGCGTTCTTCAGATACGCGCTGATCTGCGGCGCGTCCAAGGACTCGATGCTGGTCTTGAGCGCGCGGTCAACAGCGCCGGTCATCTGCGGGCAGATGGGTTTGGCTGCGCACCAGCGGCAGTGGTCGCCGGTCTTGAGCTGGGCATCGGGCTGCTGGGCCAGCTTAACCGCCTGCACCAACTGCAACTCAAACTCAGCGATGCGCTTAGGTGTGGTCACCCAGCGCTTGATTTGGGGCGGCTGCACAATCACGCACTCGATTTCATCGACGCCTTCAAAGGCCCACTTGGCTGCTTCAGTGCGCATGGACGCAGCGGCGTAGAACATGAGCTGCGGGTTCTCTTCTACTTCCACAGCAACACCATCACCAAACTTCCAATCAAGAACAATTGCGCGGTTTCTGATACGCCCAATAAGGTCGGTAGACCCAAACACACCAGGCAGTAAATCCCCAAAGCCAACAAGTGTTTCAGCTTCAATTTCCATCTCCTTGGTTGGGTCAATCTCATCGAGCGCGGCCAGTGCAGGCACCAGTTTATTTTCAATCAACTCTTGCGTGAGCACTTGGTCCTCGTACTTGGTGCCCAGGTAGTGCTCTGGCGGGTTGTCGCTCATCACGATGTCGGCGATGACGTTGTGTAACAGCGTGCCCTCATCAGCGTATTTGTTGCTGGGCTGGGGCGGCATCTTTTGCACCAAAGCCACAGAGCCTGGGCAGTTGATGACGCGCTTGGCGGTCGAGCCGCCGACGATATTACTGTGCTGCATCTGGTGTTTCCTCTTTAGTGAATTTGATTTCGCCGCTGTAAGTGTAGGTTTTGATTTCTACTGAATTGAAGGCATCTGGGAATCTGGCTTGCGCCCATTCCAAGAGAATTTGTTCTGCTTCTTTGGTGGTGATTTTCAGTTCCATGTGGACTCTCCTTTAGTTAATGAGCCTTGACTGTAGCATAAAAAATAAAAGTGTGCTAAACTTTTTGACATGCTTGAAAAAGAAATCGAAAAATACTTCGTCTGGACTGTGGAACGCATGGGCGGCAAGACGTACAAATTCACCTCACCTGGGCGCAAAGGTGTGGCTGACAGGATCGCCTGCCTGCCTGATGGCACTACATGGTTCGTGGAGTTGAAGACCAAGGGTGGCAGGTTGTCGCCCTTGCAGAAAATTTTTATGTCGGACATGGCGCTGCTCAACCAGCGCTATGCGTGTTTATGGACTAAGGAGCAGATTGATGGATGGTGTACCCGCTAAGTATTTTGCGTTCCCCCCGTACCGCGCCGAAAGCCTTGGCGGCGATAAGGGCTGGTGGGGCGTAATGAACCGCAATGGTTTGAATGTGCTGACGTTCCCGGACAAGCCCGGCGCGGTGGTGACCAGCGAAGAGAACGCAAAGCGAATTGCCGATGAGTGGAACAACGCAAAGTGAACCTTCGCCCCTATCAAGAGCAGGCCGCTGACTTTTTGTACGAGCACGACCGCGCCATGGTGTTGGCGCCGGTGGGTGCTGGCAAGACTGCGATCACACTCACGGCCATGGACGCCATGATCAAAGACGGCCACGTCAAGCGCTGGTTGGTGGTTGCGCCCAAGCGCGTCTGCACCGACGTGTGGCCTGTCGAAGCGCTTAAGTGGAGCAAACACCTGAAGCTGGCCATAGCGGTCGGCACGCCCAAGCAACGCAATGATGTGTTCAGCAGCGACGCCAACGTGATTGTGATTAACTACGACAATCTGCAATGGCTGGCTGACGTGTGTGAATGCGCGCCAGTGGACGGCTTGGTGTTTGACGAACTCACGAAACTCAAGAACCCATCAGGCGCGCGCTTCAAAGCGTTTGATAAGATCATCAAGGACGTGCCCATTCGTTGGGGCTTGACTGGCAGCTTTACCCGCAACGGCTTGGAGGACGTGTTTGGTCAGTGCAAGATCGTTGACCAGACGCTGCTTGGCCGCGCCAAGGGCGCGTTCATGCAACAGTATTTCGTGCTGATCAACAAGGAGTTTGGCGAGTGGGCGCCACGGGTAGGCTCGTTGGCCAAAGTCATGGACAAGATCAAACCGGCAACGTTTGTGTTGGAGCCAGGCGAGTACAAGGACAAGCTGCCCCCGCTGCACGTCGTCGAGGTGCGTTGCGACTTGAGCGACCGTAAGCCGTATGAAAAGATGAAGGCCGACTTTGTGGCCCTTGGCGTTGCAGCAAACGGTGGTGTGGTGACCGGCAAGCTGCAACAAATGGCCAGCGGGTTCGTGTACGACACACGAAAGCAAGCCTCCGAAACACCCGGCAAGTTCATTGTCACACAGACGCCGGTGTGGTTTAGCCCGCACAAATTTGATCGCTTGGAGGAGTTGCTTGATGAAAACCAGCACGCAAATACCATCATTGTGTACCAGTACCAAGAAGAGCTCGCCGAGCTCAAGCGCCGTTTCAACCCCACGACTCTTGACGACGACCGAGCCATTGAGCGATGGAATGCTGGACAAGTCAGGCTACTGGCCGTCCATCCAAAGTCAGCCGGGCACGGGCTCAACCTCCAGCACGGTGGGTGTCACATGGTGTTTCTGTCTTTGCCGTGGAGTCTGGAGTTGTACGAACAAACCATTGGCCGTTTGCACCGCTCAGGCCAAACATACGCTGTGTGGTGCTACGTGATGCTGACCAACAAAACGGTTGACGAGAAAATTTTTGCCGCCTTGCATGACAAGCGGGCGGTGTCAGATATTGCAATGGAGGAACTTAAATGACCAGACTAGACCTGTGGAAAGCGCAACTCAAAGCGGCGCGATCCATACTGAAAATTCACCGCAAGGACGCCAACGCCGCAACGCGCACATGGCAACACACTATTGATTTGATAGCTAAACTGGAGACAAAAATTGGAAATCACTTGGCGAAAACTAAACGCTGAACTCAAGACTTTGGATGAAGCCAAGGTTCTGGAGATGCTAACCCATGAACGTGAGTCAGCCAAACGAGTGTCTGTGCTGGAGCGACTGCACCAGCGCTACACGGCCTTGCGGGCATCCCGCGAGCGGATTGAAATACTACAGGAGGCAAGACGACCATGACCCATTGGACACCACCCCCAGGCACCAAGATCACCCAACCTTGGATTAACGCCGACGACCCGCGATACAAGTGGACAACAGGCGCTGACGTGCAGGAAACTTGGCGCAAGCAAGGCTGGGTACCGCCCAGCGCGAACCTGCCCCCACCCCCGCCTGAGAAGGTTATTGAACCACTGCGCCGAGTGAGGTGAGCCATGCCAGCATTTGACACATGGAGCCAGGAGAACCTGGCCAAATTTGCTATGGAAGCCTACGCCAAGATGCAAGAGCAAGACGACCGCATCCAGCAGTTGCAAAACGATTTGAAAACCGCGATTAACGCATACCGGGAGATGTTGAAATGATTGAAACCATACTTGCCGTGTTTGCGGTTGGATTCCTTGGCGTTGCAGTGGGCATCGGCGTGATCTGCCTGATGGTCTGGATGGCGCTCAATGAAGACTAGAGGCGGCGCCAGGCCAGGCAGCGGGCGCAAGCCCACACCCATCAGCGAGTCCAGGGCCATAACGCTATGGAACCAAGGCGTCACCAAGAAGGAGATCGCTAAGCGCTTTGGCGTGGACTATCAGGTAATGCGGTACTTTTTTAAGAAGAGGCAGATGTTCAGGACATGAACAACGCGGCTTCGTCTTTGCGGCGGTTCTCAAGACCTCTGAGCACCTTGCCACCGGCTTTGCAGTATTGCAACAGAGATGTTACGGCGGCTTCTTTTTCCCCGCGAAGAACCTTCTGACGGAAGGTGCTGCGCTGTAGCGTTCCCAGACCAACGTTAAAAGCAAAGCTGACGCAAGCGTCGTATTGGCCTTGGGTAAGAGCGACGGGAATAAGTTGCCCCACGCCGCGCTCAAAGCGCTGGAGATCGGCTCTAAGAATTCCATCTACTTCGTCTTTTGAAAAAGCCCGGTTATCTTCTGAGCGAAGCGGGTAAGCGCCTCTTTGATCCATTGGAATTTTTGCTTGATCTGGGTATAAAACATGTCCGACTCCTATTGTCCAAAGCTGTGCTGGGCACCGATACGGCTTGTACCTGATGCCCTCATGGTGCTGGATCATCTTGATCGCATCAGCGCTGACGTTCATTTTGATTTGAATGCTTGGCCACCAAACCAAAACGACACGATGCAAGCCCAGATGATCTGGGTCTCATCGTCCCACAGGTGATTGAGCGCCACATCGAAGGCGACGTCTGTGTGCCAGGCGTAATAAAAACCAAAGACCTCGACAAACATGAACATGATAAACATGCCGTAGGTGATGACGCTGCGGGTCGCTGCGCGCATGTTGGTCACCCAGATGCTGGCGCCTTGGCCCAGCGCGATGTCGTGCGCATAGAGCGCTTGGCGTTCCTGCATGGCCGTCTGGTTGTTGGTGACTTCGGCGTTGATTTGAATCTGTTCGGTCTGGATGTGTTCAATGCGCTCCTGCGCTTCTAGGCCAGCTTTTTTGAGCGTCAGCTCGCGCTCGGTTTGCATGGCAGCCAGCGCCAGCTCATGCTTCTTATCGGCGCGGTCTTGAAATAGCTCAAGGATTTTGGGCAGGCCGCCCATCAGGAAGCTGATTAGGCTGGAGAACAGGGTTAGCATTATTTTCCTTTTGCGCGTGTTTTTTCTTCAAGGATGGCAATGTGCATTCGGTTGACTTGGATGTCATCGCGGTTCTTTTGGATTTCTTTTTCCAAGTCTTGGCGTAGCTTTTCACGCGCCAGTTCGGCGCCAGAGTTAACTGCTTGTCGGTTGTCGCTGGTCACCACCAAGCTAATCTTGCTGTTGAGGATGGTCACCTCATGGGCCAGATTAGACAGCGCTGACATCAGGTAGACCACACAAGAGAACAACAGAGGCAACAACGCAAACGTAATCTTCTCAATTAGAGCGCTTTTGCTTTCCATAGCTTGAATTTTCTCCTCGCTCATTTGTCAGCCTTGTTGTCGAGCTTGTCGAAAATCTTGCCCAGCATGTCGCGGATGTCGCGGATGTCGGCCTTGTAGTCGTCGCGGCTCACGTAGTCGTGCGGCATGCTGCGCACGTCGTTGTCAAGCCGGTCGATGGCGATGTAGATGCGGTTGAGCGTCCACCCGCCGAAGAACCCGGCGATGGCCACGGCGATGTTGAAGAGTATTTGGTAGTCCATCATTGAGCTAGAGCGTTACGGTTTTCTGATGCAGGCATTTGCGCAGCGGCAGCAGCAGCGCGGGGCGCAATTTGCGTTGCCAGTTGGTTTGTTGCTTGCTGTTGAGCTTGCCTGGACATTGCTTTTTGAATGGAGTCCGCAGTAACCGCCGGGCTTAACATTTCACGCGCCAGTTCCATGGCCAACTTATCGTCCACCACGCCAAGCAATCGTTTGACCACTGCGTTATAGATGGTGATGGGCATGGACAAAATAGACGGCGCAGGCACCACGCCGGTTTCCTTACCGGCTTGGGTTGCTAACCGGCTTACGTCTTTGCCGCTCTTTCGGCCTGCGGACGCCAAGCGCTCAAACTCAGCTTCGCGGGCTAGGTCGTCGCGCACTGAATTGATCGCGGTCAATTGACGGTTGTCTAACCCTTTGGTCAACTCGCCAATGCGCGCTTCCACCGCCAAGGCGTTAGACCCAGGAGGCAAAGCGGGGGCCAACTTGTTGCCGCTGGCTTTGGCCATGTCCTCAACGCGCGCTAAACGCTGCGCGTCTTTGTTGATGACATCGAACCGCTGGCGCAAGTTCATCCCCGCGTTGTCATAGATGTCAATCGTGCGCCCATAGTCCCGCATAAAGTTAGCGTGCGACATGCCGCCTTGCGCAACCTTTTTGCGGTAAACGTCTTCAATACCCGCCCGTGCAATTTTTAGCGCGTCTGGGTTGTTGCCAAACAACTGTGTGAATTGCCGCGCTTCTGATTCACCATTAGGCGTGAAGTAGCGGTTTATGACATCTTCGGGCCGAATTTTGTCTTCGCCCAAACTGGTGCGCTTGAACAAATTAGCGTTGACGCCTTCTTTAAACCTGGGCGCGTATTCAGTGCGGTATGTAGACACGGCATTTGCATACAGCGTTTTGGCGTCGTCGGCCAAAGTGGTGCTTTTGCCAATTGCATCGTCAACAGCGGTGTGCAATTCTCGCAAGTTGCGCAGCGTTGTCGGCGCCATTGGTGCGTTGCTGGTGCTGGCTGCGGCAATGTCGGCATTAATTGCTTTGCGCACGTCGTCAAGGTCTTGCAGCGTGGCCTGCGGCGGCAACGCAGGGGGCGCAGGCGTTTTCAGCTTGCTAGATATAAGCCCACCACCAACAGGCTTTGGCGCCGGGGGCGCAGGCACAAAATTAAGAAGTTTGCGAACCGTATCTGGTGCAGTCTCAGTAGCAAAAGACGACAGCTTTCGATCCAAAATGCGTTCGGCGTCCGCAATGACATTTGAGATGTCAATTTTGGCGTCGCCCGCTGCGTCAAACGCGGCTTTATACGCAGGTTGAGTCACGTTGGTTTTGACAGATTGTCTTTCAACGTTGGCAGCGGCGGTCAAGGCATCGCCTATTTCAGACGGGCTGACGTCAACCAAATTGCGGTCAATCTTTGCTTGCAGTTTGCCTGCAACATTTTGGAACCGTTGTTGGACTCGCGCATCTTGCGCCAATCGGGCTTGATTGGTTTGCGCGGCAGCGCCGGCGTACTCAGTAGCAACGCCAGGTAGCTCGGACAGTTCTTGTTGCAGTGCAGAGAATTTGGCTCCACCAACAGGCGCGGCCACTTGGCCCGCAGTTGGTGCGGAGCCGGGGACGATCACGGCGCCTTTGTCACGCAAGGCGTTGACAATATCTTGGCCTTTGCCTTCAACGGCATCCAAGTATGTGGCTGATTTTAAGTCTGCAATTTTGCGCCCGTATTTCACCGCTTTGCCAACCAACGGCGCCACTACCGTAGGCACAGCAGCGCCTATGGCCGCGCCCATGCCGGCGTCTTCTGGGTTGACTGCCGCAGCAGATGCACCGCCTATTACCGCGCCGCCTACACCTTTTGTCGCCACGTTAGCCACGCCTGATTTGAGGCCGGTCTGAAACCCTGCGCTCTCAATAGATGTGGCCAACGGCGTTAAAAATTTTGCCAACGACGGGGCCATCTGGGCCGCTTTTTTTATCGGCGCGGCGATTGCACCGCCCACCGGCAACGTGCCTACTATTTGGCCACCTATGCGCCCGACTTCGCCGCCCATTAGGTTGCCGTAATTCTGTTCGTATTGTTGTTTCTGTTGCGCCGATATATCCCGCGCGCCTTTGATGCCCAATGCTTCTGTAGCCGCAATTGCAGCAGTGTCAGTGATGTCTTGTAAGCCTCGATAAAAACCAACAACGGGGGCGTACAACGATCTTAGGATAGGATTTGACGGCGCGGCGCCGTACGCTGATGGGCCCGCACGCGGGCCAGGAATACCCCCACCGCTGGGCGCAGGCGCGGTAGCAGGCGCATCGTCGGTGAGCCATTTGTTGTCTACAAGGTACGCTTTTACGCCTTCCTTATTGGTGGCAGACTGTGTGATCGGCTTCCACTGGTCGCCAACCAAAACAACACGTTCGCCGGTAGTGGGGTTAGTTGCGGTTTGCAAGCTCATGTTTTACCTTTGATCTGGGGTAAACCCAGCCGGCGGTGCAATTTGCCCAGGGCCAGCACCTTCAGCAGCCATATCGGTAGTTACAAACTGATTTTTGCGCTCTGTCATTATGCGAAGAACAGTTTTACCCGCTTCTTTTCTGATCGCTGTGGGAAGCGTAGGGTCGGCCAATTGACCCGCAGCTTCTTTGTAAGACTGAGTGTCTTTGTTTGATTGTGGCCCTTCAAACCGAGGAACCATTTTTAACACTAAGTCTGCAATCGGCGCGATTTTTCCAATTGCAATTGCGCCTTTTGTTGCTTGGCCAACAAAGCCTGCACCAATGTCAACTAATCGACCTGCACCGCTACCAGTAGATTGATCAATCAACCCGCCATCTTTTGTGATGTCGCCTAGCTGTGTAATTGCAAAGCCAAGGTCTTTACCCATTTGCGCTCGTTGTAAGGTAAGTTTTTCAGCTGTGGCCGATGGTCTTGCCCCGCCGATTACGCCGGGCGACCCTGCGCCGCCGCCTTGATACGTGCGGGCGTCAACTTGCAAGAAACTGCCTGGCTTATTCGGGTCTTCAATCGTTGTAATTGTGGGCGCGACGGGTTGCAAAGGCGCGCGGCTGGCGTTGGCAATTCGTATTCTTTGTGCTTCTTCGGCGGGGGTCAAAATACGATCTTGACGTTTGTCATTAAAAAACGCTGCGTAGCCTTCTTGTGTAAGGGGGTAACCTAACTCTTTCATTGTGCGAACATCAGCCGACGTTGCTTCGGGTACGTTGCCAACTATGCGCCCCTGAGAATCCAAAATAGCCGAGCCAGGCGCCGCTGTATTTACTTTGGACGCCAAAGCAATTTCTGCATTTAGCGACTGAACAGCCGCCGCAGCGCGAGGATCATCTACTAGTAACAGTGCATCACGCCTAGCGCGTAACGCATTTATGTCACGCCCTGCGGGAGCAGCGGGGGCGGCGGCCACAGGAGCGGGGGCAAGTTGGTTGGCGCGCGGCTCCGGGGCCATGCCAAACGTGCCCGACCCTAATGCACCGGCTTGCATGGTGGGGGCCAGCGCATTAGTTGCAGGCGCGGCGGGCGCGGGCGCCCCCTGCGGGGCATTACCCAAATTCATAGCACGTTCAAACGCTGATCTAGCGTCCAATTTCTGACGCAAACTAATACCAAACTCCATAAACTTGGGATTGCCCGAATTGATATATGCGTTAGCAATCTGGTTTATATCCGCCGGGCCGCCATGCTCTACAGCCTTGGCTTGAATTTGCTTGAGCGTTTCGTCATCACGGCGCATCTGATCAAGTTGCATTTGGCTAACTTGATTTTGATTTTGCATTGCTTGAAGTTGCGCAACTTGGGTGTACTGGGCCAACGGGTTGGCCACTTCAATGCCTTTAACGCCTAATGCAATGGAAGGGTTGAGTGCCATGATTAATATCCTCCACCGGGCTGCATAGGTATGTCGTAGTACCCAAAACTAGCTGAGGCGGGTCCACCACTAATTGCGTTGTATTGATTCATAAAATTACTGCCGCCAGTACCACGGGCGTTAAGCGCGTTAACCAAGTTGTTGCCTTGGTTGTAGTTCAAATAGGTGCTCAAGCCGCCGGTCAAAGCATTAGCTTGACCAACTGTACCCGCAGCGCCAGCCGCAGCGCCAGACGTCATTAGGTTTCCCACGTTAGACGCCATGTTCTGCCCGGCAGCGCCAATTTGACCCGTGGCCGTTTGGCCATAACCCGCCAAAGCCGCCAGACGGTTGTAGCCTGTGGCTTCACGCGCCACATCGGCGTTGTAGCCTGTTAGCGCCCGGTTGTAGGCGTTTTGGTACTCTTGACTGCCCATTTCTTGCCCAAAGCGTTGTGCGGCCTTCATGGCCCCGCCTGAGATCAAACCACCCCTAGCGGCGGCGCTTCGATCCAGCGCTTTCTGGCCTTCGGACAATCGAAACGCATAGCCTGGGTCTTGACCTAAGTTGACTTGGCCTGTAAACGCGGCGGGCATCATGTTGCGCTGCGCTTCAAGCTGGGGCAACGCACGAATGCCAACTTGGCGAAATGGCTCTTGTAGTAGAGCCTGCTCGCTAAATTGTTGGCGTTGCATTTCAGCCGCTTGTTTTGCGGCGTCTGATTGCTGGCTAGCCGCGCTGCGCGATGCGCTGCTGCCCAAAAATGCGCCGCCAATAATGGCGGCAGGTATCATCCAAGGCATATCAAACTCCTTCGCTTAAAAGCTGTGCAATTTTATGCACTTGTCGATTGTCCACAGGTGCAACGATCATGTCGTCAATCTTATCTTCGTCGGTGCAATCAGTTGCGTGAATGCAGTACCAAACAACGTCTGTCAAAGAGCGAATGCCATGGTGCTTACCTGCCTTAACGGTTATGCACGCTGGGGCGTGCATCACGGTAGAGTCACCATCAACAATCAACTCAACTGAGCCTTTAGCCAGCACCGACAAATGGTCAAACTTGTGCGTGTGCTGAACCAACCATTTGTCGGCAGGAATGAATGTTTCCTTGGCGTAAACGCCGCCGCCAAAATGATGCTGGATGTCAGGCTCAATAAACTTCATTAAGTCACCTCACGACCACTGACGCGCATGTTGATAGCTGTGGCAGTGCCTGCAATGGTACTGATGAAGTCGCCCACACCCAGTACCTGGCCTACCAACTCGGGGAAAGTATAGACCTCAGACGCTTGGAGCGTCTTGGTCTTGGTGATCAGGTTGGCGTTGCCAGCAGAGCCAGACACAGTGACCAAGTTGACGCTGATGGTCGCAGCGCTGGCGCTGTAGTTGGTCGCGGTGAACTTGTCGATGATGGCCGTGACGCCAGTAGCGGTGTACTGGGTGGTTTGGCTGGCCTCAACGATCTTGGCCGGTACAAGGACTTTGACGGTGACTGTCATGGTTTACTCCAATAAGAGGCAGTTATTAGCGGCAGCTTGCATGATGACCCAGTTGGTGCCGTCAGACACCATTGTCGCCCAATTGCCTGCAACTGCCAAGAGGATTGCGGTGCCCGCTGCCCCACCGGCTTGGGGGACGACGTTGCTCGACGCTGACACCAGCGTCTGGGCTTGATAGTTTTGGAAGGTCAAATACCTACCAGGGAATGTGGACGCAATTGGCAGCGTCACTGTACAGGTCGAGCCCGACTTATTGTTGATGTACCAATTGCTGGTGCCCACTGTAAAGTCTGCCGTTACAGTCACTGGCACGGTTGACAGCGCGGCAATAGATGCGTTGACTGCGCCAATGTCAAGAATGGGTTGCGATTGCAACCCTTCAATCTGCTTTTGCATCTCAGCTATCTGGGACACCAAGGCAGAACAGCAGTCGGTCAATATGTCAGGAACTGGTAAGGTAACAATGGGCGGCAGCGTTTGCAATTCCTGATTGACCGCACGAAGCGCGGCGTCATAGGACGCAAGCAGCGACTCAGAGCTAAACGTAAGCCCAGAATCGTCAACAACCGCCGTGGCAATTTGATTGAGCGACAGAAAAAACAAGTACCACGCCCGGTCAATCAACCCGGTACGCGGGTCGATCAACGGCACCCTAGGGGGTGTAATGGGCGTAGGCGTTGCGTTGGGGCTAGGCATTGGTCGGGCTAATAATCAACTCGGCGCCCATAATGGCCACTTTGACCGGGTCAGTCATGGACAGTTCATAGACGCGGTCTCGCAGCTTGACTGTCATGCCCAGCCGTCGCCAGAACGTCCTGTGGCCATACGCGCCGATCCTGCCAAGCGGCGACCAATGCTCATTTGACCAAGTGTGCCCGCCGTCATCCGACCAACGCAGCATGGCTTCGGGATCGTAGCCTGGTGCGGCAGGGTATGAATTGGTGACAATTTCATAGCCCGTAATGTCAGTGTCCGATAACTCGTATTGCCCGATTGGCTCAAAACCGTCCCCGGCTTCAGTGGTCAATATGTCGCCTGATTGAGTGGCCAAAAATGTTTGCACATATTGAGCCACAAGGTTTAACCCCGACTCAGTATCTATGTTTTCGCTGGCGTATGCAGGGTATAGGTTTAACCCTACGCCCGTTTCGCAATCCAATTGCAAGCTGTGGTGGGCCGTGCGCTTCAAGTTGTTTTGACCCGTGGGCAGTGCCCGCCAAGTGCGCAGCCATTTTTGAATCTCACCATTGTCGGCGTACACGTCAAGGTCAAAGGCGTAGATGTTGCCGTTTTCAAAGTCGCCAACAACAACCTCGTTGTTGAACGCCATCTGGCAATTGCTGCGGTGCCGGGTAAATTCGCCGTCAACAAAGCCCGCCCGCTCATGCCAGGCTTGGGTGGCCGCGTCATACACCCAAGTGGTGTTGGCCGTGGGGAAAATCAGCACGTAAAAGCTGTGACCATCCTGTTGATAAGTGTACGCAATGGCGTCCGACATATCGCTGTACTGCTGGATTTGCCATTCAACCGCATGGGTTGAGATGCGCTGGCCTTGGTAACCGTTGGCCCGGTAGACGATGCCTTGGCCCCGGCGATCCCGGCCCAGCCAGAAAAGGCCGTTGTCCATCTTGGCAATGGAGTAGGGGGCTGCGCAACCAAGCTCGTTAAACGCGCCTTGGATGCGTTGCAGGGGAAAATCTGTGGCGCCTGAGTCGTACCAAACCTCGATGGAGTTTGTGCCAAAGGCCCAAACTTCGCGGAAGTTGGACACCACGGCCAGCAAGCCGTCGGGCGACCCTTCGGTGCTGGCAAACTCAAGCGGGTCAATAGACGTGCCGTCCAAAAGGGTTGTAACCCACATCTTTTGGCTATTGGGCTCGTTAAATACGAAATAGCCGTCCAGATAGCAGACCGTCACCGCGCCAGGGAAGTCAGGGTCGGTGATTTGGCCAAAGGCGTTAGTGTTGTTGTTGTAGATGTAGCTTGGCCCATTGGCTGCAATAAACAGTTGCGTGCCGTTGTCGGCCATGCTAACCGGCCCAGTGCCTGCCACGGTACCAATCAGCGTGGGCGCGTAGGCGTTGTCAATTTTGTAAAGTTGCGTGCCTGACACCACAAAGCCTACGCCATCGTTAGGCGAGAACGCCCACAGACCGCGAACCGGGCCAGTGCCCACCGTTGACAAAAGCGCCAAACCAGGGCAACGTTGTAAGAACGCAGGCTCTTTACCGCCCTCGGGAATAACCTCTGGAAACAGATTGACCATGCGGGCATTCGCAGCGTTGATGCTGCGGGTCACATAGGTCGATCCAAGGATGGGCGTTTTCATTACGCTACTACAGCACCACGGAATCCAACAACCCACCAGTCAGTGCCAGCAAACTGAAGAGTTGCTGAATCTCCAACCGCATTAAAAGTAATTGTGGTTCCGCTGCCAAGATTAGTTGGGGTCAAAACACCAGTATCACCGCCAGCGGCTTCTGCGACATAAATAATTGTCTTAAGTTGGCCTTGCGCACCATCTGCAAGTGTCAACGCATTGCCAGTACCAGTGGATGTAAAAGCAGTGGCAAGACTTGTAATATTTACCGCGCCGGGGCCACTTAGCGCTTGAACTGTTGCTGATGCGCCAGTGCCACCATTTGCTACTGGCAACGCACCAGTTACCCCAGTTGTTAGCGGCAATCCCGTACATGAAGTAAGAGTTCCAGACGTTGGCGTACCAAGAATTGGGGTCACCAATGTGGGGGTGTTAGCAAATACATTTGCCCCCGTACCTGTTTCATCAGTTAAGGCTGCCAACAAGTTTGCACTTGACGGAGTTGTCAAAAATGTTGCTACACCCGTACCTAAATTAGATACGCCCGTTGCAATTGGCAAGCCCGTGCAGTTGGCCAAAACGCCACTGGCGGGCGTACCAAGCGCAGGTGCAACCAGCGTTGAATTGGTAAACAGCAGCGCGTTGGTGACTTGTTTAGTGGTGCCTGACTGCACAATTGGCAAAACATCAGTAGTGGCAGCAGCAGTTGCGGCGGGAAGGGAGGTGATTGCAATGGTGGCCATGTTAGTAGTTTCCTGCGTAAATGTTAAAACGTTGACGGGTGGCGATTAGCGAATACGGCATTGACATGATGTCATCAGGGTTGTTGATGCGCTTCAAGTTGCGCTTGCTGGTCATCGCAATGCGCTGCACTTGTGGGCTGGGCTCGACGCCAAACTCAGGCGCAAATTCCATGGCTAGGTTGTACACAAAAGCCCGCAGATACCCAGGTGGGAACAGAATGTTGGTTGCCAAATTAGCTGGCTGACTTAGTTCTTGCACGCTGATAAAGTGGAACTCCAGCAGGCGTGTGGGGCGCGGGTAGATATTGATCGTAACGTCTGGGTAGGTCATGTTGACAAACATGACCTGGGGAAAAGTCGAGGTTACAGTTTTGACCGCGATGCCGTTGTACTGCTGCTGATTGATCAGCTTGAGGCCATACGACACCCCGGTGCCGGGGTCTTTGAAGTAGGTGGCGTCGTCAACTAAAACAGGCCGCACAGCAGTGCCGTTTAAACGCACCAAGGAGCCGGTGGGGCCAAGGGTTTCTTCAATGGAGCCAACCGGCCAGTTGACGATCTGGTCGATGGTGCAAAAGACAGACAGACGCTCGGTATTCCAAGAGTCGATCATTTGATTAAGCGCCATCAAGGCGTCTTCAGACACTGATGCGGAGGGAGTTTCGCCCTCGGCCAGCACACCCAGCAGCCGCAGCGCCCGGTTGATCTGATCGGCAGCAGAGTAGGTGGCCATCTTTACGCTCCTAGTTCGACCGCCTCAACAACAGGACGGCCACGTCTACGTTTTACTTCCTGTGGAGCCGCCTCTTCAACATCGATTGGCGTGTCAAGAGTATAGCGTGTCCAACCATTTTGTTCGTCTGCTACAGCTTCAAGTTCCATCGATGCAATCTTTGCGCCGTGGACGGGGTGAGACATGTAAATGATAGGCATTATTCTTCCGTCGGTGTTGGTTCTGGCTCATCCAATCTACGATCAAGCATTTGATAAGCGTTCAAAACCGCTTGAGCTTGAGTCAGAAAAGCTTGCGCCTTTCCAATCTCTTGCTCAAGCGATTGAATTTCCCCAATGAGAAACTCTTTGGTAATTACCATCAGGCAATTGAGCTAACCATGATGTAGTAGGTCGTGCCGCCGCTAACCACGGGGATGGTATGGCTGACCACGGGTGACCCTACCTTAGCGCGGAACACGCCAGTTGCACTGACCGCAGGCATCAGAGCAAAGTTACCCACCTCGCCCGTGCCCGAGTTGGTCACGCGCAAGAAGGATGCATTGCTCCAAGTGCCGCCAGATGCAAAGTCAGAGTCCAGTTGCAAAGCCGCCAAGGTACCGCCGGGGTTGGTGGACGTGCCACCAATAGTTGCACGAATGGCGTTGGCCGCGCCGCTGATAGTACCGCCAGTGTTGACCGAGGTGCTGACGTGTGCGCCGTTGATGGTGCCGCCTGTAGCGCCGTTAGCGCCAGTTACGCGGGTCAAAAAACGAGCAGTTTCACCAGAGCCAGTTGAAGTAAAGGTCAGCCGGTTAAAGTTAAGACGAGTGTCGCCCGACGTTGCTGAAGTGGTGGCATACGCGCCGTTCAGAACACCAGCAGAAGTGATCGCAATTGGATCGTTAGCTGCGCCAATTTGAAACGAATCCAGTTGGGGATCGGCGTATGCAACGCCAATGGGTTTGTTATTTGCCATGATTAAATTCCTTTATCAGTTCCAAAAGGGAAAAATGGGGGCAAACGCCCCCATTAGGTTTAGCCCGCAATGCGGTACAAAGTCCAAGAGCCATCACCAGTTTTACGAGCGCGGAACAAGGCGCCGGTGTTTTCCAACACCACCATGTTACCGAGCAACGTCCAACCAGTGGCGGTGGCCAAGGTGACCTGATATTGCGTGTCGTCAACGGCGACTGCAAAATCAAACGCGGCGTTGACTTTCTGGGCGCTGCTGATTGCAAGCTCCAGATCGGCAACAGTAGGCAGCGTCACAACGGTGTCAGCCGAAGTGTTGCTGGTGATCAACCCAACGGCCATTTGAGCGCCGGTCAAGGTTGCGGTTGTTGCGGTAATCGCAGTAGGAGCGCCTTGAACCAGCAGCAATGCTTCGCTGATATTGCCTGCGCCAACTTGATAACCACTAGTACCATTAGGTAATGCCATGATAAATTTCCTTCAAAAAGATGTTACGAAGAAAGGGGCCAAAGCCCCGTTTCAGATCAACCCCAAATGCGGCAGGCCATTTGAGGACGAATGGTGGAAAAACCGTACAACACGTCAATACGGCAAGGCATACGGTCGTTGTTGATGTCGTACTGGCGAACCACACGCAAGCTGATGCCATTGTGAACGGCGCGCGCGGCCATGTCTACGCCCTGGGGCAGCAACAAGTCAGCGGTAGCGAACGTGATGGCGTCCTTGTGGTAGACCAAGTTTTGGGGGTACTGGGTTGAGGCAGCACCCACAAACACCACGGCCTTAGCGTTAGCTGGCAAAGTCAGCATGGTAGCCAGAGCGTGAGTTGCTGAGTACATCGGCGCCACGGTCACGGTAGCAGTGGTGCTGGTGGTCGAAGACGCCAAAGCCACGAACTGAAACAACGAACCAGTGGATTCACGGGTTTGTGGGTTCACAGCGTAGCAGTCGGCAATGGTAAACACGTCACCAACGGTGATGGTTTCACTAGCGCCAACAGTCAGCGACAACGTAGTTGAACCTTCAGCGGTCACAGCGGCAGCAGTGACGGTGCCGGTAGCGGCGCGGGTGCCCGTAGTGTGCTGCTTGATTGACTGAGACATGTTGATCTCGTCAAAGCCCAACACACCCATGCCCATCATGCCGTTCTTGAATTGGCGGCTGATGGTGTCGGTGGGGTTGAACAGACCCTTCATGCCTTCAACCAAACCAGCGTTAGCGGCGGGGTTGACGGTGGCATAACGGGGGCTCATCACAGCGGCGTTCTCGTTCAGCTTCTGCTGGGCTTGCAACAGCACCAAAGAAGTCGAAGGAGTGGTGCCGGGGGTGCCAACCGAGTTACCGATGGACTTGTATGCGTTGGCCACATCGGCGTCGATGCTCGAAGCCAACTGG